CCGCTGCGATAGAATTCGAGGCGCTCGAGCAGCAGCGTGGCCTCATCCGTTCGACCTACGCGGCGCACGAGCAAGAACAGGTCACGCTCGGTGTGCGCGACGCGGGTTTTATAAAGTTCGCGATCCAGTTCGTTGATGGCGCGCTCCACGGCGGCGACGGCCTTCGGGAATTCGCCGGTCTCGGCATAGGCGGCGGCCAGCGTGCCCAGATGTTTGGAGTTTGCGCGCCGGGTGAGGGCCTGCTCCGCCCAGCGGATCGCCTGGCGGCCGTCCCGCAGATTGTCGTCGGGCGATGTGGCGAAAAGCCAGGCCATGGCGTTCATGGCCTCGACCAGATTCTGCAGGGCGGCCTGGCGATACCAGTTGAGCGCAATGGTGTCGTTTTGCTCTACCCCGCGGCCGAATTCGTAGGCGACGCCGAGATTGTACATCGACCGTTTGCTGCCTTGCGCAGCGGCTTTTCGGTACCAGAACGCCGCCAGGGGATAGTTGCGGCTGACCCCTTTTGCGTGGCTGTACATGGTGCCGAGATTGGTCTGGGCCTGCGCATAACCCTGCTGTGCCAGCGGTTCCCATTCCTTGAGCGCCGTGGCGAAGTCGCCGCGCAGATAAGCATTGTAACCGGCCCGGAAATTCTGCGCCCCGGCGGGTGCTGCCGCGACCATCAGCAGGACGGCGATCAGGCCGATGACGGGGATGAAGCGTGCCAGGCTGCGCGGCACGCGCATCAGACCTCGCCGGTCTTTGCGAAGCGGGCGTAGGCGAAGGTGCCACGCACCCCGCCGATCGCCAGCAACAGCGGGATCATCTGGAAGAGTGCCTGAAGCTGGGCGATCGGCTGAAGGTCGAAGCCCTGAGTCCGGGACATAACGACGAACATATCGAACAACACAAGCACGAGGATGGTGACCGCCGACGCGCGGGATCCCTTCCAGTTGGCGGTGGCCAGGCCGGCATAAATCAGCGCGAAGAAGAGCTGAATGGTCGCCGGGATGAGCCGGTCGCCGCTGTTCACGCTCGGGTCGCCGGAGAGCTGAATCAGCATCACCGCGCCGAGCAGGAAATGCATCGCGACCATGATCCAGGCCGCGATCGTGCCGTTGCGCATGGCGGCGAGTGCCTGCTCGGGCGTGTTCGTGAGCGGATAGAAAACGCGCTGCAACAGCGCCAGGAGTTTTGCCAGATACGTCATGGGCCGATCCAAGCACCGACCGGTGCGTGGGGCAATGCCCGGCCGACCTATTCGAGCTCTTTTCTAACCAGGAGAAACCAAGCATGAGCGCCGTCTTTTCCAGACCACCACCGCCGCCACCCCCGCCGCCGCCCGCGCCGTCGCGTGACGATCCGGCTGTCGAGGCGGCCCGCAAGCGGGCTGTTCGTGCCGCGGGCAACGCGCGTGGTCGATCGGCCACCGTTTTGACCGGGGATCGCGGGCTCACGGGCCTGGCGAGCGATGCGCCGGTCTCCAAGAAAACACTATTGGGAGCATGACGAGATGAGCACACCGATCAAGATTCAGGCCTCGGGGGTCTACCTGCAGGCCACGACGAGCACCGGCGACCGGGTCGCCATGCCCGGCTATGGCGCCGGGGCGCAGGTGCTGGCCTACAACGACAGCGCGCAGCTCGCATTCATCGACTTTGGTGCGAGCGATGTGGCTGCGGTGGGCGGCACGTCTGCGCCGAACATCCCGATCCCGCCCGGCGCCGTGATGGCGTTGACGCGGCCCGCCTGGGCGACCCATGTCTCGGGCATCACCAACGCCGACACGGCCGACCTCTACTTCTCATTCGGGGAGGGTGCCTAGATGAGCATCAAGGCAATCAGCCGGCTGATTGCCGGCGCCCCGGACTATGAGGCGGGCAGCTGGACGCCGGTGCTCGAAGGGTCGGTGGTGGCCGGGAGCCATACCTATGCGAACCAGGGCGGTCAGTATGTGAAGATCGGGCCGCTGGTTTGGGTGACCGGGATTACAGCGTTGAGCGCTTTCGATGGCGCGGCGGCGGGAGGGATGCTGATCACCGGACTGCCGTTTGTGGGGTCGGGGGGGAGTCACAATTCGTCCGCAGTTGATATTGCGCGTTTTCAATTCGTCAATCTCGATACCGCTAATGGATACTATTTTCCCTTGCTCACGGCACCCGGTGGCGTTTCGTATATGCAGCTACTTCAATTTGGCGACAATGTTGGAGACAAGGCGATCGAAGCGTCGGATATGGCCAATAATTCCGCAATCCGAGTAACCGGTACATACGTCACAGGTACGCCGTCCGCCGGCTAGTCTGCCAGCAGTGTGTCTCCATATCGGGCGACGACTTTCTCTCGAAGCAGTGCAACCCAGTCCGGGTTTTCCTGCGCCAGATTGTTCTGCTCGAAGGGGTCGGCTTTGAGGTCAAAGGCCATCTCGAACTCATGCTCGGGCATGATCACGAACTTCTTGTCCCGGGTGCGGATGCCGGCGGCCCCGAACGTGGCCAGTGCGTACTCGTAGAAGAAATGGTCCCGGCGGTTGCGCAGCAGATCATGGCCGTCGCGGCGATGGCGCAGACCCAGGGCACCGTAGATTGTCGGCGCGACATCGATGTTGAGTGCCAGCTCGTTTGAGACGCCCGTGACGCCTGGTGCCTTGACGATGAGCGGAATGCGAATCGATTCCTCAAACGCCAGCCATTTTCCGGGCAGGCCATGCTCGCCCAGGAAAAAGCCGTTGTCCGACAGAAAGATGACCAGGGTGTTGTCGAGATCGACCGCCGACAGGATACGCCCGATGGCGTCGTCCATGCCTGTGATCAGGCCCAGATAGCCGGCCAGGAAGGCGCGGTAGCGCTCGGGAGTGGCGAGCTGGTCCGCGAACAGGCTGGCCGAATGGGCTTCCTTCAGGCTGTCGGGCAGGTCGTCATTGTAGGTGCCGCTGAACGTGCGTGCCGGCGTGAGATCCGCGTCGCGATACAGCGCCCTGAACCGCTCCTCGGCGGGTGCCGGGTCCGGACCGGGCTCGGCGTGGGGTGCCCAAAAGCCGACGGTGAGGCAGTAGGGGTCGCGTTGGTCGGTGATGAACTCCAGGGCGCGGTCGGCGAGATGGGCGGTCAGGTGCTTGCGACCGGCCTCGATGTATTTGCCCGGCCCGGCGAAACCATCGAAGACGTCGAACCCGCTGGGCAGCGGGCCGCCGAGACCCCATTTGCCGATATACCCGGTCCGGTAACCCTGGGCTTTCAGACGGCCGTGATAGGAGGTTTCCCACTGGTTCGCCGCTAGAGGAGTGCCGAAATCGATGTTCTTGTGCCGGGAGGCGTATTCGCCGAGCATGATGCTGGCGCGGCTCGTCGGGCACACCGACGTCGTGACAAACGCGTCTGGGAAGTAGAGTCCGGCGCGGGCCAGGCGGTCGAGATTCGGTGTCCGGACGAGCTTGTTGCCGGCGACGCCCATCAGGTCGGCGCGCATGTCGTCGGCGATCAGCACCAACACATTCATCGGTGTTTGCGCCCGGGCCCTGACCGGCAGCAGCGATGCGCCGGTCGCCAATAAGAAATCACGTCGCCTCATCACCGCAAACGCTAGCACCACCCCAGCGTGAACGCGAGATGCGCGTCTCGCGCCACACCAATCTACCAAGGACATTCGCATGCCTGACACCGCCCAGGACATCCTGCGCCAATGGGACGACGTGGCCGCCGGCCGTGCCGCCTTCCAGTCCGTCTGGCAGGAGATCGCCGATCACCTGCTCGGACGCCGTGATTTCACCGCCGGCGCGTCGCCGGGCCGTAAGCGGATGGCGCGCATCTACGATACGACCGGGCTCCAGGCGGCAGACCTGCTCGCGGCGGCGCTGCACTCGTTCCTGACCAATCCGGCGCTGCGCTGGTTCGCGCTGCGGCCCGAGGATGGGGCGCTGGCGGAGGATGAGGCGGTGCGGGCCTGGCTGGGCGAAGCGGAGGATGCGCTGTATGCCGCGTTCAATGCGCCGGAGGGGAACTTCGCGCCGCAGATCCACGAGGTCTATCTCGACCAGGTGGCCTTCGGCACGGCGGCACTCTACGTGGGTGACCGGCCGGGCCGGGGCATCCTGTTCTCCGCCCGGCCGCTGGGCGAAATCCATATCGCCGAGAATGCCGAGGGGCGCGTCGACACGGTGTTCCGCCGGTTCAAATTTACCGCGCGCCAGGCCCACCAGGCCTGGGGTCAGGCCGCGGGCAAGGCGGTGACGGCGGCGCTGGAGGCGGGCAAGGGCGAGCGGAGTTTCTCGTTTCTGCATTGTGTGAAGCCGGCTGCCGGTGAGGTTCGGTCAGGGCCGCTGGGCGCATTTGCCTTTGCGTCCACCTACGTGAATGTGGACGAGCGCGCGCTGGTGGCCGAAGGCGGCTATCACGAGATGCCCTACATGGTGCCGCGCTGGTCGAAGGATGCGGGCGAGATCTATGGCCGCGCGCCCGGGTGGAACGCGTTGCCCGACCAGAAGATGCTCAACGAGATGAGCAAGACCATACTCAAGGCGGCGCAGAAGGCGGTCGATCCGCCGCTGCTGATCGCCGACGACGGCGTGGTCATGCCGCTGCGCACCCAGCCCGGCGGGATCAACGTGGTGCGGGCGGGTGCGCTGTCCCAGGACCCGCTGCGGCCGCTGCCGGTCGCACCGCGGATCGATATCGGCCTGGAGATGATGGAGCAGCGCCGCGACGCCGTGCGCGCGGCGTTCCATCACAGCCTGCTGCAGCTCTTCCAGGACCCGCGGATGACCGCGACCCAGGTGTTGCAGCTGGTGCAGGAGATGCAGCGGTTGCTCGGCCCGATGCTGGGCCGCCAGCAGGCCGAGCTGCTGGAGCCCATGATCGAGCGGGTGTTCGGGATCCTGCTACGGGCGGGTGCGTTGCCGCCGCTGCCTGATGTGTTGATCGGCGTGCCCCTGCGCATGGACCACGTCTCGCCGATCGCCCGGGCCCAGAAGGCCGGCGACGCCCAGGCGGTGCTGCGCACCCTGGAGGCGGCCGAGGCGATGGCGGCGATCGACCCGCAGGTGACCGATTTGATTGACCCCGACGCCGGGCTGCGCCTGATCGCCGAGGCCAATGGCGTGCCGGCCAAGGCATTGCGTGGTGCGGTGGATGTCGCCGCCCTGCGCGCGCTGCGGGCGGTCGAGGTGCCTGTGCAGGAGATGCCCGGAACGGCATTTCTACGCCAACGCGCAGAGCGCGAGGGCGGCCCCCGGCCATGACGATGTGAGAATAGTTTCCAAAACCCCGGCCAGCCCGCCGCCCGGTTAAAGCCGCGCGCGCGGGTCCGGTGCCCTGCCCGAAAGCCGGGCCGCCCGACGCGGGCGTGAAAATGCGAGACGGGTCCGTGGTCCTTCGGGATGCGGGCAGCCCTTCGTCAGTCATCCCTTTCAACCACTGATGGAGGACGGATATGTCCGTCGAGATCACGACTGCCTTCCGGCAGGAATACAAGAGCGGTATCGAGATGCTCGTGCAGCAGATGAGTAGCCAGATGCGCACGAGCGTGCGCGAGGAGGCGATCAGTTCCAAGCGCGCCTTCTTCGACCAGGTGGGCGCCGTCGCCGCGACCGAGGCGACCGAGCGCCACGGCGACACCCAGTATGTGTCGACGCCCCACAAGCGACGCTCGGTGGCCGCCAAGACCTACCGCGTGGCCGACCTGGTCGATGTGCCGGATCTGATCCGGACCCTCAACGACCCGACGAATGCCTATTCACAGGCCTTCGCGGCGGCGCTCAACCGGGCGATCGACCGGGAGATCGCCACGGCGGCACTCGGCACGGCCTACACCGGCGAGACGGGAACCAACGCGGTCACCCTGCCGGCCGGCCAGAAGCTCGCGGCGGGCGGTGCGGGCTTCACGTTGGCGAAGCTGCGCAGCGCGATGAAGCTGTTCAAGGCGAACAACGCGATCATGCCCGGCGACGACCTCTATGTGGCGTGGACCTCGGCCCAGGAGGACGAGTTCATGGACACGAACGAGGTCAAGTCGGTCGATTACAACACCCAGAAGGTGCTGGTGTCGGGTGGAGTCGAGGGCTTCTACGGCTTCAGGTTCATCCGCCTGGAAGACGCCGCCGACGGGACGCTGTTGCCGAAGAGCGGCAGTACCCGGTCGTGCTTCGCCTGGGCCAAGTCGGGCGTGCTGCTCGGCCTGGGACAGGACATCACGGCCAAGATCGACCCGCTGCCGAACAAGAACTACGCGGCGCAGGTCTACGCTTCCATGGATATCGGGGCGACCCGGATGCAGGAAGAGAAGGTCGTGCAGATCGACTGCGTCGAGAGCTAGTTTTTTTCCCTTCGCCCGGATCCGCCGCGCGTGGCGCTGGGTCTTGTCGGGAATGGGTTTGTCTTTGCCATTCGCCCAGACCCGCCGAGCGCGGCGTTGCGTCTTGTCGGGAATGCGAAGGGGTTTTTCCAATCTTATTGAGAACGGAGGTGGCCGATGGCTATCACGACCGAAAACAGTACCCAGTACGCCAACACGCAGGCCGTGCCGCGGATCCAGAATCCGACCCATGAGGCCCATGGGCGGCTGCGGTTTGCGCGGTTCAACTTCACGCAAGGGCCGGCGGCCGGTGACGCCGGTTCGATCGCGCGGCTGGTCAATTTGCCCAAGGGAAAAGTACGCGTGATCCTGCCCCTGTCGCGGATGGCGCATTCGGCGCTGGGCGCGAGCCGGACGATCGATCTGGGCTGGGGCGCGCATCGGGCGGACGACGGCTCGGGCGAGACCGCGGCCGACCCGAACGGCCTCGATGACGGCGTGGCGGCGTCCTCGGCGGGCGCGTTCGCACCGGGCGGCACGCTCGGCGGCGACGAGACGAAGCTGTTCGAGAGCCTCGACGGCGTCGTCGTGACCGCCCAGGTCAATGACGGGACGATCCCGGCGGGCGCTGTGCTCGACGGACACCTCGCCTACGTCATGGACTAGGGGGTCCCAACCTTCATGACAGCGGGGCGCTCTCCTTATCCGGAGGGCGCCCCGTTTTCTTTTGCAGGTATCTGTTCAGGAGACTGCCCATGACCACCGACGTCGATATCGTCAACGCCGGGCTGATCAAGCTCGGCGAGGCGACCATCACGACCCTTGCCGACGACGTGAAACCCGCGCGGCTCGCAAACGCGATCTTCGCCGATCAGCGCGACGTGGTGCTGCGCGCCCATCCGTGGAATTTCGCCATGGTGCGGGCCGAACTCACCGCCCATGTGACGCCGCCCCTGTGGGGGTTCGCCAATGCCTATGACCTGCCGGGCGATCCCGATTTCTGCCTGCGGGTGATCTCGGTCGAGGGCGAGGCCGACGAGGGCGCCGGGGCGTGGAAGATCGAGGCGCGGCAAATCGTGACCGACCTCGCGAGCCCGATCCGGATTCTGTATCTGCGCCGCGTGAGCGACTATGGGCTGTGGGACGCACTTTCCCTGGATGCGCTGGCTGCCCGGATCGCGATGGAACTGGCCGAACCGCTGGGCAAGTCCACCTCGCTGCACAACGCCATGGCGCGGCTCTATGACAACACGCTGCGCGCCGCGCGCTCGGCCGACGGACAGGAGGGCACAGCCCAGATGCTGGCGGCGGATGGCTGGCTCGAGGCGCGGATCTGATGGTGGAGCTGCAGCCGGCCCAGACCAATTTCACCGCCGGGGAGTTGAGCCCGCGCCTGTATGGCCGCCGGGACCTGGCGCGCTACGACAACGGGGCGGGGACGCTCCTCAATGCCATCATCCAGCCCCATGGCGGCGTGGCGCGTCGCCCGGGCACAAGGTTTGTCGCCGTGACAAGGGATGCCGCGACGCCGGTGCGGTTGGCGCCGTTCCGGTTCAACCAGGCGCAGGCCTACATCCTGGAATTCGGCGACTTCTATGTCCGGTTCTACAGAGACGAAGGCCAGGTCATCGGCCCCGACATGAACGGGGCA